TCGTTAGCCGTCATTGTGCCGATTATCCCGTCCATATCTTCGAGTTCGCATTTTCATCCAAATATGTATTGTCGGTTCTTTGTAAGGACAATTTCGACGGGTTTTGTAATGTCTGCCATATTAGGGGCAAACAAGTAGATAAATGTTTCGGGAAATATTTCGTCTTTGGGTTTTCCTACAAGCAGGACTATTCCCTCTGTTTGGCTCCATTTAACCGCCTTTTGGATTATCTGTTTATCCTCTCATGCGTCGGTCTTTCATTCAGTTTTAGGTTGTTTGTATCTGTTCATTTTAGCTAAAATTTAATTGTTATTTATCTTTTAAGATCGAGAAACGGTGCAAGGTCTTTTGCAGTATAAAGATAAGATTATTAGCGAAATAAACAAAATAAGAAAGTGACAAACTCTGCAAAAGGGTCTTATAGATTAACCTTTTCACAAAGTCTGTCACTCGGAATAGAAAGGACAAACTTACACAAACAGTTTAATTTATAGACCGTTTTCCAAAGTCTGTCCTAATATTTTGTCTTTTTTTATTTTATCCTTTTGTACGTTTCAGTTTCTTCAAATTTTTCGTGTGCATCCTCTCCACTACGGAATAAAACAAGTTGTGATTGAGATAGTTTCTTAATTTGAAAAACATTTTGAAATTCACCTGTTGATTCTGTCATTGTGAGTGTGTTGCCATTAACAGAATATGTGAAATGCATGGGCGAGCTATCATCGTTTTTATTATCTGAATAGTCGGTTTGCACACAAGTTCCATTTTCATTGAAAGTGTATGTCCAATAATAGTTGCCTTCTGACGTAAGGGGATATGCATCCGACCAATCATCTCGTGTACCATCGCTGAACGTCGCCCACCCTTCATAATAAGTAATCTGCCACGTTCCAACAATTGACGCATCCTTGTTGTCATCATCATCGGAACAAGCCGAGAAAGAAACTACCGCAAACATAGCGGCTACAATAAGAAACAACTTTTTCATAGTTGCAATAAGTTTAGGTTGTCGCCCAGCACCAACGCGACGGTTAATTTTTAGATTTAATTAAACAGAAAGCGTGGAACTGCAATATCTGATATTCGAGAAGTCGAATAAAGACGAAAATGAAAAAAAGAGCTAAATAAGTGCAAATATAACATCTAATATTCAATACTTTATGTGGTATCATATTCGGGAATGACTTTTTAATTTGTCTTAATTCGTTGCAAGTTTCCTCGGGATATATGGGAACATATTCGGGAATTTATTTACCTTTGCCATGTAATCAAAAAGGTATAGCAAATGAAAATTTCCGTCTATCTGAAAAAATGTTCCGCGACCACTTCAAACATCTGCTTCCGGGTACGGGAGAAGAACGTGGATATCAAAGTGGTTTCACCCATCGTGGTCCATGACAAGTATTGGGATGCCGATACCTTATGTTACAGGCGAACGACTGCCGTGACGGCCATTGAACAGAAGCGGGTGCCCGAACAGATCGCCGCCATCATCGAGAGAGCGGAAAAGACCTTCTCGGAGAAGGCTGACGGCAAATGGATGAAACAGGTCATCGAGGATGTCCTGCATCCCACGCGGGCTTTTGAGCGTGATCACCCGAACCTGCTCCACCGCATCCACGAGTACCTGGAAAAATATGACGGTGCGGAAAGAACCAAGGAGCACATCGTCCGCTTCGAGCGAACGATGACCAGGTATCACGAGTACCGGCGTGAATTATTGAGCGATACAGACTTCACTCTTTTCGTTGAAACTGTCACCCTGGGGCAGATGAACGACTTCAGGGAGTACGTCGCCAACGAGTACTTGCTCCGCCAGGAGTATCCTGACTTTTATATTCCCCGTATGCTCATCAACCACAAGCCCAAGCCTCTCTCCAACACGACCGTCATCAATATCATGAACCTTTTCTGCACGTTCCTGCACTGGTGCAAGAGAATGAAGTATTCCGACAACGAAGTCTATGCTGTCTATGGATGCAAGGAGCCGACCTACGGCGACCCGTTCTACCTCACATCGGAAGAGAGGAATGTCCTGTACGACGCGGACCTGAGCGACTGCCCGAAACTGGCTGTCATCCGGGACATTTTCGTGTTCCACTGCTATGTCGGTTGCCGTGTCGGTGATCTCTACAGGATGACCAAGGAGAACATCAAGGACGGTTTTCTGGAGTATATGCCTCAAAAGACCAAGAAGTGTCAGGCGAAAACCATCAGGGTCCCATTGCATGAAAAGGCAGTCAGAATACTGGAACGCTATAGCGGGAATACCGGCAAGCTGCTTCCCTTCAAGCCCATCAACACTTACAATCTGGGTATACGGGAACTGCTGAAACATTGTGGCATTGACCGCATGGTCACTATTCTTGACACGCACGGCTACAACACCGTACAGAAGCCCTTGTACGAGGTGGCCAGCAGCCACACGGCACGCAAGACCTTTGTAGGTAACCTGTACCGGCAGGTTCCGGACCCCAACCTGATAGCCTCCATGTCAGGCCACGTGGAAGGCAGCAGGGCCTTCCGGCGTTACCGGACGATAGATGATGACATGAAACGAAAACTTGTTGAAATGATAAACTAAGGAGGATATATACATGAAAGTAACAGCATTTATCAGAAAGACATCGGCGAAAAACAACGTGACAGATCTTGCCCGGGTCTATTTCCGTGTCCGGGATATCGGTGGTGTGGACATAAAGGCCGCGAGCGAGCTGTCCATCAACCCGAACCATTGGAGTCCGGAGAGGCAAGGCTACAAACCACGTGTGGCTCTTGTCTCGGAAGAGAAGAAGAACGCTTTCGACAGGGATATCCAGCAAATCACCCACCTGATCACCAGGGAATACAGCCGTGGAGTTGACGGGAACTGGCTCAAGGGGCTGATAGAAGAATACCATCACCCCAACATCAATGCAAGGGGCGGCAACAAGGTAGAGGAATACCTGTTGTCATACCAGATACAAAAATATGTTGACGAGACCCCGCTCGCGTTCGAGAGCCGGAAACATCATCTTGACAATCTCAACAAGGTACTCCGTTACGAGCGTTTCCGCCATGAGGTCATGCACCAGAGGGGCTTCCATCTTTGCATTGACTCCATCACGGCAGATGACATAAGAGATTTCAAATTCTGGTTGCAGGAGGAGCACAAGTATGTTGACATGTATCCCGTGTTTTACCAGAACGAGGTCCGCCGCAATGTCGAGCAGGTACGTTCCGAGAACAGCATGTCAGGAAGCCTGTACCGCATTCGCACCGTCATCAAATGGTGCATCAAACGTGGCCTTACACGAAATAATCCTTTCGACCAGTACCAGATCGCGCAGCCCATGTACGGTGACCCGTTCTACCTGACGCTTGAAGAACGGGACAAGGTGTACTATGCCGACTTAAACGGCATGGGTGCCAACTATCCGGTCTATCGTGACATCTTCATGTTCCAGTGCCTGATCGGTTGCCGTGTCAGTGACTTGAACCGGCTGACCAAGGCGAATATCGTGGACGGTTGCGTGGAGTACATTCCCCAAAAGACCAAGCTGGAACATGCGGGCACGGTACGGGTCCCGCTTAACCAAAAGGCCTTGGATATACTGGAAAGGTACAAAGACCTGGAAGAAGCGCTGCTTCCGAGATTCTCGCATTTCGGCTACAACAAGAAAATAAAGGAGATTCTCAAATACGTGGGAATCGACCGTATGGTCAGGGTGCTCGACCCGAAGACGCGCGAGGATGTGGCAAGACCATTGTACGAGGTGGCCACCACCCACACGGCGAGGAAGACTTTCATCGGGAACCTGTACAAGCAGGTCAAGGACCCGAACCTGATTGCCTCCATGTCCGGGCACTCTGAGGGTAGCCGTGCCTTTGCCCGGTACCGTAAGATAGACGATGAAATGAAGAAGGAGCTGGTAAACCTTCTGGATTGACCGTTTCTATTTTCCATCTATCCTTTTATCCTTTTATATCCACCGATAATGCAATATGAATATGGACGAGCAGAAGTTGACATACGAACAATTCAAGGAGGATATTCTCCAGTGGAAGAACACGCACCGTGAAGAATACAACCGCTTCTCGCGCCTGATGACAAACGGTGACGAGAGGCAGTATCTTGCCATCTGCAAAGCCATATTCAGGCAACTTCCCAGTATCAGGCGGGAATGGGAATTGTCCTGGAACGATGACAGCACGGATGGCCTTGCAAATATAAACATGCAGTTCGCGGAGAACGCGGTACCCGGGCAGATCGTGGAGCTGTACACGAAACAGAGGGAGGAAAACAATCCTCTGCCCGACAACATTCCACCGGTCACATTATGGGGCAGGATAAAGTCCTTTTTTAGCGGCAAATCTTCCAAGCCGGGTGTCACCCTTTCGGCACCGCTCGTGTTGAGCTGGCTGTATTATGGAAAGAGCTTCGAAGCGATGGTTTCCATGATAGAGAAACAGATGAAGAATCCGAAAGCTGACAATGCTGACAGGCTGGGCTGTTCCCTTGTAGTCAAGCAGATAATAAACGTATCCATCAAGAACGGTTTCCGAACCCGGGCAGACTGGGACAGGTATTTTGCCATGAACAACGCCATTGAAAAAGGCCATGTCGGCGAATGGGCCTTGCAGGCCATCACGGCTGACATGGAAACCGATGAAGAAAGCAGGGATACGATTACAACCCGGACCGAAGACAGCGTCAGGGGGCCTGTTGTACAACGCGTGGCCGGAAAGAAAAAAATCCAGGAACGGCCACTCGCCGATTATCTTGATCACGAGAACAAGAAAGTTGTATTACATCATATCCGCGACTTTATTTCCGTCAATACAAGTGCCATTCATCAGGCATTACCGTTCTATGTATTGAAGGAGCTCGGTCTGGTTGCCGGTATGCATACAGCCAAGGAGTACAGCATGGGGCTGACATTGCAGTTCACGGATTTGCCGTCATTGAAAAGCGAGAGCGCCATACGGCAGTCGGTCGGGTTCCTGAGAACGGCAAAACATGTGATCAAGGACGGCAAAGACCAGATGGCACCCCTGATAGAGAGTGACGAGAACCGGGAACTGTTCCAGAAATTGGCACAGGCTATCAGTAATATCCCAGGTACAGGCACGATGGCCATTGCAGAGAAATAAGGCTAATTATAACCTTTTCACGTTGTCACACGGACTTATATTGTCATGACAATTTAAGACAAATCATTATATATCAACCACTTTTAATTTACACATACATTTGCACCGTCAATCCTTTCCCGAGGGCTGGCGGTGCTTCTCTTTTATAAGCCATCGGAAGCGGGGCACCAGGGAACTTTTGAAGATGGTCATCACAAACTTCAAAACTGATATTTATGATTACCATAGAGAGTCTGGTCGAGCAAGGAGCGAACGTGAAACTGGAAGTTACTCCCGCTGACCTTAAAATGTTCGCTGAATCCATCGTGCAGCGTACCATCATGGCGCAACAGGAAGAACAGAGAGCCGCGATACTGCGTGAAGCGGAGGAGACTTATCTCAATACAAAACAGGTCCGTGAGTTGCTGAACGTGTGCGAGGGCACGCTCAACCTGTGGGCGAAACGAGGCTATCTCGTACCGGTCAAGGTCGGTAACAAGAACATGTATGCCAAATCTGATGTACGCCGGGTACAGACAGGCAACAAGTCCGAGAGTGTAACATCCTATTGCAAGAGAAAAAATGTGTGATATGGCAACCGGCAGGCTAGAACTGTGTAACAGAATCCGCATGGAGGCGGAGGATATTGAAAGAACGGGATTCCCGCTGGAGGTCCTGCCCCAGGCCGTGCAGTCTGTCATACTCGATATGGCCACATACGAGAACTACAAGATCGAGTTTATCGCTACGGCCATGTTGTCGGCTGTATCCGCGGCCCTGGGAGGCGCATACCGTATCCGCATCAAAGGAGACTGGCAGAGCAGCGGAGCGTTGTACGTCATTCTGGTAGGCAGACCCGGACTGGGCAAGACCCCACCGCTGGAGGCCGCATATCGCCCGATCCGAAAACGTGACTATGCCCTTTTCAAGGTGTACGAGACAGAAATGGAGGCATGGAAAGCCGCGGGAGAAAACGGGAAGAAACCTGTCCTGAAACGCACTGTAGTCTCGGATTTCACTCCCGAGTCGCTTTTACTGACCCACCACAATAACCCGAGAAGCGTGGTCATTCTGGTGGACGAGATCATGGGCATGTTCAATTCCGCCAACCGTTACACGAACGGGCAGCTCATAGAACAGCTTCTGACTGCATGGAGTGGCGGGGCTTTGGATGTTACCAGGGTAAACTCCCCTGTTCCTGTACACATCGAGCATCCATGCATAAACATCATCGGAACCACGCAAACTAAGCGTGTACACGAGCTTCTGAAAAAAGGTTTCGAGGAAAACGGGCTGCTTGACCGTATCCTGTTCGTGATGCCCAAATCCCCCAAGCTTTCATCCTGGAAAAACCGGGACGACGATGGGGAAAGGACATCCCTCGCTGCAGTCCGTTGGGAGAATATATTGAACAAGGTCCTTGCGTTGGACTATGACACCGAAGCGGAAGAAAAAATACCCCACGTGCTGTCCATGGACAGGGAGGCCAGGGAATACTTCTTCTCCTGGTGGAACAGGAAGGTGGAGCGTATCAACCGGATAGAGGATGATGCCGAGGTGGACAGCCGGGAAATGAAACATCCGGCCCATGTAGCCCGTCTGGCATTGATAATTCAGGTTTTGCGCCACGCGTCCGGTGAAAGTCACCTGCAGTTTATAGATGTATCATCGGTGAAAGCCGCCATACGGCTGAACGACTATTTTGAGGAATCATACATGCGTATCCGTTCTTTCGTGGCGAATGACACCTGTGAAGATCCTCCAAAGATGTTACTGTCGATGTTACCTGATACCTTTGATACAAAAACAGCAATAACCGTTGGAAAGGAACGGCAGTGCGTCAGTGAGCGAACTGTCATGAATTACCTGAAGGAGTTATGCCGCAGCAGGCTTCTCCGGAAATCAAAAGCCGGGCATTACGAGAAAATCATGTATGATAAATCTGACAAATCCAATGAAAGCAATAATGAATCATCCCCACGAAACTGCAACGGATGATCTCTTGTTGCAGCCTGCAGTCTTTGCAGTTTTGCAGTTTCGAGGACTGAAAAGGGGAAATTCCTGCAGGACTGCAAGAACTGCAAACTGCAAATGGTGGTATTCATTTGCAGAAACACATAACCGACAACATTATGAACGAATATAGATTCCATCTACAGAAATACAAACCGGGCAGCAAGACCGTCTGTCCGGGGTGCGGAAGGAAGTCCTGCTTTACCCGTTATATCGACGAGGTGGGAGAGATTTCTTTCCCAGGGTACGTGGGTAAATGTGACCACATCAACAGTTGTGGCTATCACTATTCCCCGAAAGAATACTTCCGGGACAATCCGTCAGCAAGGGAAACATCGGCTGGCCATAAAATGAACAGCAGAGCATTTACGGCAGTAAGGTATGCTACCAAACAACCGCCAACAGAACAAGAACCGGAGATTTCTTATCTTCCCTATGATTGGGTGGAGCAATCCATGCGCGGGTACGGCATCAACCCTTTGTACCGTTACTTCACCAAAGTGGCGGGAAAGGAGGAAGCCGGCAGGTTGTTCCATGTTTACAAAGTCGGCACGTCAAGGATGTGGAACGGTTCGACCGTGTTTTGGCAGATAGATGTCAGGGGTAACGTGCGTGCAGGCAAGATTATGGGCTACGATGCCGTAACCGGGCACCGGATTAAAGAACCTTTCAATCAAGTCAACTGGGTCCATTCTGTAAGAAAAGTGCCGGACTTCCACATGAAGCAGTGCCTGTTCGGTGAGCATCTGCTTTCGGACACTTCCGCTGCCATGTCAGCCAAGCCTGTAGCCATTGTCGAAAGCGAGAAGACGGCACTGGTTGCCGCCATGTTCATCCCTGATTTTGTATGGCTTGCCACCGGGGGAATGCACGGCTGTTTCAACAGTGAGGCCATGCAGGTGTTGAAAGAACGCGAAGTGATTCTTTTCCCAGATCTCAAGGCAACCGAAGAATGGCGGCAACG